GAATGGAATGGAAAACTCTACAGAAAACAATAATCTACAAGTTGAGCCAACTAATAAAGGTGGCGCACCTACAGGCAACCAGAATGGTAAGAAGGGAAAGCTCTTTTACGATGCACTAAGAGTAGCCCTAGTACAAGAGGATCGTAAGAAACTCAGGAACATTACCGAGAAGCTAGTCAAGTCAGCAGAAGCCGGAGAGCCTTGGGCAATCAAGGAAGTTATGGACAGGATAGATGGTAAGCCTGTCAACACTACCGAACTAAGCAATGCAGAAGGTGGAATCTTTAAGATGGTGGTCGCTTGGGAGAAGTAGAGTACGCAGATGACGAAGTAAAAAGAGTAGTCATCCCCTACAAGCCAAGAGAGCCACAGTTACAGATCCATGAGGCGATGGAGAACAATCGTTTCGTAGTGGTAGTGGCACATAGGCGTATGGGTAAGACAGTACAGGCTCTTAATGCGCTAATCAAAGCAGCGATGGAGAACGATAAGCCAAACCCTCGGTATGCGTATATAGCGCCAACATATAGCCAGGCAAAGAGAGTAGCTTGGGATTACCTTACAAACTTCTGTAGACCATTGGATGCAACAGCCAATATTGCGGAGTTAAGGGTAGACTTCTTTGGTAGAAGAATACAGTTATACGGATCAGATAACCCAGACTCACTCAGAGGTCAATATTTTGACGGATCAGTTTTAGACGAAATTGGCGATCAGAATCCTAAGATTTGGAACGAGATCCTGAGACCCAGTTTGGCAGACAGAAAAGGGTTTTGTTTGTTTATTGGCACACCCAAGGGAAACAACCACTTCAAGGACTTGTTCGACAGAGCAGGGAAAGAAGAAGGATGGAGTGCATTACAGTTTAAGGCAAGCGAAACAAAGCTAATAGATGAACAAGAGTTATGGTCTGCCAAGAAAGAGATGGGAGACGATAAGTACAACCAAGAGTTCGAGTGTAGTTTTAACGCAGCAGTAGAGGGAAGTTACTATGGAAAACTCATCAACGACCTCGAAGAAAAAGGTAGACTTTGCGACATTACAAGAGATGATCTCTGTAGAACTTATGTGGCTTGGGATTTGGGCATGGGTGATAGCACAGCAATATGGGTGGCACAAACAACAGGACAAGAAGTAAGACTACTAGATTATGTAGAGAATCATGGTCAAGGACTCGATTGGTATGTCAACTGGCTAAAAGATAACAAGTGGGAGAAAGCAGAGCAACTCCTACCACACGATGTAGAAGTAAGAGAATTAGGCACAGGCAAGAGCAGATTGGAAGTGTTGAGAGAAGCTGGACTAGATGTTCGGGTTCTGCCAAGACTTTCTGTAGATGATGGTATTCAGGCAGTCCGTAGACTCCTACCGAGATGTTGGTTCAATATGCCACAGGTAAAGCAAGGGCTAGACTGTCTTAGGAACTATAGGCGCGATTATGATGAAAAGCGTAATGTCTTTTTTGACAAGCCAATGCACGATTGGGCAAGTCATGGCAGCGACAGCTTTCGTTATTTAGCATTAGGAATGGAACAAGAAAGCACTTGGGGTCAGCCGATTAAGATCAACACGAAATGGATAGTTTAAGACATGGATGAAGGCAAACTAAAAGGCATACTAGATGCCGAGATCGACAATGCTATCGGTTTCATAGAAACAGAAACCACAGACGATAGACGCAAAGCGATTGAATACTATAATCGTTACCCCTATGGGAACGAAGTAGAGGGTCGTAGTCAAATCGTTACAGGCGAGGTAGCAGAGGTAGTCGATGGTGCATTGCCACAGCTCCTACGAGTGTTTACGCAGTCTGACGAGATGGTGCGCTTTGAGCCTAAGTTCCAAGGCGATGAGGACAAAGCCAAGCAAGCTACCGAGTATGTTAATTGGGTGATGAGCCGAGATAACGATGGAGTCTTGATATTCCATAACTGGTTTAAGGATGCACTTCTACAAAAGAATGGCATTGTTAAAGTCTATTGGGATGAGAAGGTAGATGTAACGAAGGAGTCCTATAAAGACCTGACCGAAGAAGAATTAACGATGTTGGTAACTGATCCTGGCATCGAGGTAGTAAATCAGGACAGTAGACAAGTAGCAGAGAATGTAGATCCAATGATAGGCGCAGTAATCCCTGTCTTTGCTTACGATGTCAAGATCAAAAAGACCGAAAAAGATGGCAAAGTTATTGTAGAGAATGTGCCACCAGAGGAGTTCTTAATCTCTAAGAAAGCACGAACTATAGGCGATAGCCCATTCGTAGCCCATCGCAGATTGGTTACTCGCTCAGACTTAGTAGCAATGGGATTCAATAAGAAGATCATTGAGACTCTTCCTACATTTGGAGACATTACCTATAACCAAGAGCGTGTAGCTCGGTTTTCACAAGGCGAACAGCCAGACGATCAGAACATGGTCGATGACTCAATGCAAGAAGTAGAAGTATTTGAATGCTATATTAAGTGCGACATGGATGGCGATGGGATCGCTGAACTGCGTAAAGTAACCTATTCTGGCAAAGAGATCTTAGATAACGAAGAAGCGGACTTTGTTCCTTTCTGCTCGATCTGCCCAATCCCAATGCCACACAAGTTCTTTGGTCAAAGTCTGGCTGATCGGGCAATGGACTTGCAGTTGATTAAGTCTACAGTTACTCGTCAGATTCTTGACAATATGTACATGACCAATAGCCCTCGCCTACAGATTGTAGAAGGGCAAGTAAACCTAGATGACCTATTAACAGTTACTGCTAATGGGATTGTTCGCACAAAGAATATCAATGCGATTACACCTCTTACTGTGCCACCTACCGCAGCTCAATCTTTCCCACTCCTAGAGTACCTTGATGGAGTACAGGCAAAGCGTACTGGTGTATCGGATGTTAGCCAGGGCTTAGACCCTAATGTTCTACAAAACACGACAGCCACAGCAGTTGCAGCAGTTACAAACGCAGCAGCAGGCAAGATGGAGTTAATCGCTCGTGTATTCGCAGAAACAGGCGTTAAAGACCTTTTCCAAAAGATCCTACACCTACTATGCAAGTACCAAGATAAAGCTCGTGTAGTGCGTTTAAGAGGCAAATATGTGTCGATTGACCCAAGAGAGTGGGCAAATGGCTTTGACATCTCAATTAATGTCGGTTTAGGTACAGGAAACAAACAAGAACAGATGGCAATGATCGCTATGGTATTAGAGAAGCAAGAGGCTATTTTGCGAGAGGTTGGTCTATCCAATCCATTGGTCAGTCTGACAAACTACCGGCAGACATTAGGTCGCTTTATTGAGGCAGCAGGGTTCAAAGATTCTACAGAGTTCTTTGCCGAGATTACACCTGAGACTGAGCAAATGCTTCAACAGAACGCTCAACAACCAGCACAGCCTGATCCTGCAATTCAAGCCTATGTAGCACAACAAGAGGCTAAGATTGAGGCAGACAGAGCCAAGGCAATGAGCGACATCGAAGTATCACGAGCCAAAGCAGAGGCTCAGATTCAGTTGGAGCGTGAGAAGTTCCAAATGGAAATGGCTTTGAAACAACAGGAGTTTGAGTACGAGGCACAGTTGAAAGCTCTACAACTTGGGGCTAAACTATCACCTACTGCAAACATACCTAATGTTATTTAATGAGAGATAGTTCAAGAGCATCCGCATATTTACACGATGAGTTCTTTTTAGAACTTGTGGAAAACCAACGGACTCTGTACAAGAATAATATTTTTAATAGTGCTGATAACGATATAGAGATTCGGGAACGAAACTTTATTAAGTTAAAGGTGCTAGACGAACTTATTGCTTCTATTCAAGCTGTGTCAGATGACAAGCAAATAGTAGACAAGAAGTGGAAGATTTTTTAACTACCTAAAAGGTAAACAACATGAGTGAAAACACCAACCCACAAGGGAGTGTCCATAGTGTGTCTGATGCAGCTAACGCATTTTTGTCTTTGATGGACTCACCAGAGGAGAAGGCTCAAGCAGCCCAATCGCAATCTGATGAACCTGAGACTTCAGAAGAAGTAGAGTATGAAGCCTCAGATGAGGACTACCAAGATGAAAGTTCGGAAGAAACTGTAGAACAGGAAGAAGAAACTCAGCCTACAAAAACATTCAGAGTCAAAATTGGCAATGAAGAAGTTGATGTAACTGAGGATGAACTTTTGAGTGGCTACAGTCGCACAGCAGATTACACTAAGAAAACTCAAGCCCTCGCTGAAACTCGTAAAGCTGTAGAAGCAGAACGAGTAGCAATCGAGGAAGCCAAGCAATTGCGTGAAACTTACTCACAACGCTTACAAGCAATTGAGCAAATCCTCAACAAAGAAAATGCTGAGGAAAATCTACAAGAGCTAAGAGATACTGATCCGATTGGTTATGCAATCAAGATCGCAGAGCGTGCCGAGAAAGACAAGCAAATAATGGCAGTAAGGGCTGAACAACAACGAATCGCTCAAGAGCGTGATGTTGAACAGCAACAAGCCTTACAAAGTTATCTGTCGCAAGCAAAAGAACAGTTAAAGCAGTTAGTACCTGACTTTGCTGATGAGGTAAAAGCCGAAGTCATTAAGAAAGACATTCGTGCCTATGCTAAATCGGTAGGTTGGACTGACGAGGACTTGGCTCAAATCTATGATCCAAAGGCTGTTAAGACGCTATACGATGGAATGATGTATCGGAAACTTGTGGACAATAAAGGCATGGCTACCAAGAAAGTGCAAAACGCACCTAAGGTTATGAAGTCAGGCACTTCTTCTCCTAGAGACTCCGAATCAGAAGCAATTAAGAAGCAGTTTCAGCAACTCAGGAAAACTGGGAAAAAAACTGACGCTGCGAAACTTTTTGAAAAATTCATTTAATAAAGGAAATAAATCATGGCAGCATATAATCGTTACGACGCAGTAGGCGCTCGTGAAGATCTCAGCGATGTGATCTACAACATCTCCCCAACAGACACACCAATCATGTCGTCTATTGGTAAGACAAAGGCAACAGCCGTTTACCACGAGTGGCAGACAGATAGCCTTGCAGCAGCTACAACCACCAACGCATTAGTTGAAGGTGCAACTGCTTCTGAGGCAACTCTTAGCCCAACATCTCGTCTCGGTAACTACACACAGATCGTAGGTAAGACCATTATGATCTCTGGTACGCTAGAGGCAGTAGACAAAGCTGGTCGTAAGTCTGAGAAGGCTTATCAATTGGCTAAAGCTTCTGCTGAAATTAAGCGCGACATCGAGACCATCATTACTGCTAACCAAGGTCAAGCCGTTGGTACAAGTAATAGTACAGCTCGTGTTATGGGTTCGTTGTTGTCTTATATCAAGACCAATACCGATAAATCGTCTGGTACGACTGCTGGTGTAGACCCTGCAACCCTTGGTGTTTCTACCCGTACCGATGGTACAACTCGTAGCTTTACTGAGACCATTCTCAAGAATGTTATCAGCAAGGTATTTACAAGCGGTGGCACACCTTCCTTGTTAGTTGTTTCTCCTGCTCTCAAGCAAGTAGTTTCAGCTTTCACAGGCTTGGCTGCACAGCGTTACCAAGTACCTACCAATGGTCAAGCAACTATCCTAGCCGGTGCTGATTTGTATCAGTCCGACTTTGGTGTATTGCAGATCGTTCCTAACCGCTTTATGCGTACTCGTGATGCCCTCGTACTCGATCCTGAGTATGCAGCTTTGGCATACTTGCGCCCATTCCAAACTAACGAATTGGCAAAAGTTGGCGATGCAGACAAGACACAAATCTTGGCTGAATTGACCCTCGAAGTTCGCAATGAGGCAGCTCATGGCGGTGCATTTGACTTATCTTGATAAATAACAGATAAGTTGTAGAATAGGGGGATGGGCAAAACTCATCCCCTTTTTCTAATTGATTTGCCCTAATTTATGAAACTTTTATAGGGTAAATATTGTGAAGAAAATCCTAGATGTTCGAGATGGTGTAGTAAAAACAGCATACGATGACGGAGAAGGTGGATTAGTTATCCATTCTCAGCAAGATTTAACTGAGTTTGCAGATTATACGAAAGAGGCTTACAACAATAATCCTACAGGCAGAGGATGGGGAGATAACCCAATAGATCGCAAGAATCATGTAGCGACCTTGCCAACAGAAATTATTAACCATCTAAATCAGGTGGGCATTATGCGTGGATACGCAATTCTTGATCAAAAAGCACTAAAAAAGTTCTTAAATGATCCAGATAATCGTGTGTTTCGCACTAGAGGGGGTGTCGTATGAGCAGAATTGCTATATGTATACCTTCTCGCGGCGGTCAGATGGAAGTAGCCACAGGGTTCGATGTTTGTTCAATGACAGCTTATACGCTAAAGAACACAAAACACGATCTTAACTTCTACACAGCAATGGGAACGCTCATATTCGACCAACGCAACAGCATAGTAGAAACCGCAATTAAAGATAGATGCGACTATGTAATGTTTATTGATGGTGATATGCGTTTTCCTAAAGATGCCTTAGTTCGTTTGTTAAAGCACAACAAAGATATTGTTGGAGTTAACGCAACAACACGATCAGAGCCAGTTAAACCAACAGCCAAGAACTTCAAGATTGAAGAAGATGGCAAAGTTAATTGGTATCCAATCTATTCCAAAGGAAAAAAAGGAATAGAGATCGCAGATGGCATCGGCTGTGGTGTGGTATTGGTTAAAATAGATGTATTTAAAAAGATGGAAATGCCATACTATTTCTTTGAGACATTACAAAAGAAAGCAGTATTAGGCGAGGATATTTACTTCTGCATAAAAGCAAAAGATGCAGGATTTGACACTTGGGTAGACCACGACTTATCTATGGAGATTGGTCATGTTGGTTCTTACATTTATGGCTGGCAAAACATAGAGATGAAATAACATGGCAATTGCAAACTACAACGATCTAAAAACTACTGTAGCCAGCTATCTTGGCAGATCAGACTTAACCTCGGTTATTCCTGATTTTATTACATTGGCAGAAACTCGTTTACAGCGCGATCTTAGAACCCGTTTAATGCTCAAGTCTGCTACAGCAACAATGACAGGTGGAGATAACACAGTAGGCTTACCCACAGACTTCCTAGAGATGCGTGATTTGTTTATCCAAGGCAGTCCACGAGTACCAGTTAGTTATCTAACTCCTAGTGCATTTACTAGAGATGCCAGGGCGCAAGAATCAGGCAAGCCGGTCTATTACACAGTTATTGGATTAGAACTACAGTTTGCACCCATTCCAGATACAGCATATGTGTTAGAAATGCTTTATTTCTACAAACCAACAGTTCTGTCAAGCACAAATGCTTCAAATGTATTCTTGGCTAATTATGCAGATGCTTTGTTATACGCATCATTGGCAGAGGCAGAGCCATATCTTATGAACGATGCTCGGATTCAAACATGGGCAGCTTTATACGATAGGGCAATTGGAAATATTGGAACAACAGACGAAAACTCAGAGTATTCTGGTGTTCCTTTACAAATGAAACTCACATCACGATAAGGGCTAAATATGGCTGCAATGTCAAATTACTTAGAGAACGCTCTAATTAACGCAACTCTACGAAATACATCTTATTCTTCACCAGCCACAGTTTATGTGGGATTGTTTACTAGCGATCCTACTGATGCTGGAACTGGTACAGAGTGTACTGGTGGAGCGTATGCGCGTAAGTCAATGGCATTTAATGCGCCATCTAACGGAGCATCAACCAACTCAGCAGCAGTTGAATTTGACCAAGCTACAAGCAGTTGGGGAACAATTACTCACTTTGGTATTCTAGACGCACTTACAAGCGGAAACCTTCTTTATCATGGAGCATTGACAGCTTCTAAAGCAATTGACACAGGCGATGTGTTCAAGTTTGCATCTGCAAGCGTAACAGTAACATTGGCTTAATACCATGTCTACTATCGTTACAAGAGCAGTAAAAGGCTCTCCGCTAACCCATAACGAAGTAGATGCGAATTTTACAAACCTAAACACAGACAAATATCAGTCTGGTGATACAGTTACTTTCGCAGCAGCAGTCGTTACTGGATCAGCCACGATCAATGGCACAAGCATCCCTAACAATAAGACGCTTGTAGTAACCACAGATATTGGTTCTACAGTCCAAGGGTACGATGCAGACACAGTTAAATATGATGACGCTAACCCATCATTTACTGCTACTTCTGCAATTAAGATGCCAGCAGGAACAACAGGTGAAAGACCTACAGGTGTAGCTGGTAAGTTACGCTTTAACTCTACTACTTCTGAGTTCGAGGGATATAACGGAGTTGCGTGGTCATCTGTTGGTGGCTCTGCTATCAGTAACGATACATCTACTTCTACAGATGTATACCCTGCACTCTTAGGCGCAACGACAGGTACTGCGACAAACATCTACACATCCAATGCTAAGTTACTATACAAACCAAGCACAGGAGAACTAAAGTCTACTGCATTATTAGCAATAAATGGTCTTGTATTAAATAATATGACAATTGGAACAAGCTACACAATACCAACTGGTTATTCAGCTTCATCTGTTGGAGCAGTCACTGTGTCAAGTGGAGTTACTGTAACTGTTCCTAGCGGTAGTCGCTGGGTAGTTCTATAAGGATTTAATATGTCTTCAGTCGTTATTTCAGGCGATACATCAGGCAGTATTACACTAGCCGCCCCTGCGGTAGCGGGAACAAACACGCTTACATTACCAGCAGCCACGGCAACATTAGCTACTCTTACCACTCCGTCATTTGGCACAACGATTGGCGTTGGTGGTGCTACAGCATCCTCATCAGGTGCTGGCATTACATTCCCAGCTACTCAATCAGCAAGCACAAACGCTAATACACTAGATGATTATGAGGAAGGTACTTTTACTCCTACACTTCAAGGTGGTTGGTCTACTGCGCCAACAAGTTATTCTTTTCAGATTGGTTCATACACAAAAATTGGAAACCTTGTTTACTGCCAAGTAAGAATCAACGCTAACGGAGCCGTTGGCAATGCAACTGCTATAGATTTTGGTGGGTTACCATTTACAGCTGGGTCAGCAGCAAGCAAAAGTTATGGTGTGGCAGTAATTAACTATCAAGCATCTTTTAATACAAACGCTGGAGATACTTTAGAAGTTGCTGCAGGTGGTACAGCAATTACTTTTTATACTAACGCTGGCGCTGTTCGCAATGGCAACGCTGTTAATGTGGACATAAATGCAGAAATTCTTTTTAATGTATTTTATTTAGTAGATTAACTTATCTACGCCAGACTAGCGTAGACAGATTTTAATAGGAGAAACAAAATGGCATTAACTAAAGAAACAGTAGTAGACCAAATTACAGTAACAGAAAAAGGCACAGTTCTAGTGCGTGAAGTGACTCGCATTATGGAAGATGGCAAGCAACTAAGCCAGACATATCACCGCACTAGCCTCACGCCAGCCCAAAACTTAACAGGTCAGCCAGCCAATGTCGTTGCTATCTGCAATGCAGCATGGACACCAGAAGTTCGCCAAGCATACGAAACATTTAAGGCTGAACAAGCCAATAAGTTAGGAGTAGCATAATGGCATCAACAATTTCGGCTGGAACTACTAGCGGTACAGCGATTGCTGTTGCTGGCGATACTAGCGGTGTATTACAACTTCAAACAAACGGTACAACGGCGGCTGTAAGTATCTCTACTGGTCAGCAAGTACAAGTTCATACTGCTGGTACTGCATCTGCACCAGTTATTTCTAAATCAGATGATACCAATACAGGTATCTTCTTCCCAGCAGCAGATACGATTGCGTTTTCTGAAGGTGGTGCTGAGTCCATGCGTATTGACTCTAGTGGTAATGTATTAGTTGGTACTACAAGCACATCAATAATTAGTGGATGGAGTGTAAAAGGCATCGCAATGAGTGGTGATTTAACTGGTGGTGCTATGACCATTAATTCATCAAGCTCTACAGGCACACAGTATTTTATTGGTTTTGGTAGGGGTGGCTCGCTTTGTGGTTCTATTCAATCTACAGGAACTAATGCTACATCTTATTCAACATCTTCAGATTATCGTTTAAAAGAAAACATTGCACCAATGACAGGTGCTTTGGATAAAGTTGCTCAACTTAAACCTGTTACTTATACATGGAAATCTGACGGCACAGAAAGTCAAGGTTTTATTGCCCATGAACTTCAAGCAGTAGTGCCTGATTGCGTAATTGGTGAAAAAGATGCGGTAGATGAAGATGGAAACATTAAACCACAAGGTGTTGATACATCATTTTTGGTGGCTACTCTTACAGCAGCAATCCAAGAACTCAAAGCCATCGTAGATACACAAGCAATCGAAATCGCTGCATTAAAAGGAACTGAATAATGCCCATCACTATTGACGGCTCAAACGGAATAACCCAAGCTGGAGAGTTTAACTCCGATAGTAGCTTTGGGTTCAAGAACCGCATTATTAATGGTGCAATGGTGATTGACCAGCGTAATGCTGGTGCTAGTGGTACAGCCAACGGATATACTGTAGATAGGTGGGCATATGTTGCAAGTCAAGCGTCAAAAGCAACTTGGCAACAAAACGCAGGTTCAGTAACACCACCAGCAGGATTTATAAAATATCTTGGTTTTACATCATCTTCAGCATACACAGTAGGAGCTTCGGAAGTTTTTCTTGCTTATCAACCAATTGAGGGTTTAAATGTTTTTGATTTAGGTTGGGGAACTGCAAGTGCAAAAACAATTACTCTTAGTTTTTGGGTTCGTTCTAGTTTAACTGGTACTTTTGGTGGCGCTTTGCAAAATAGCGCACAAAATCGTTCTTACCCATTTAGCTACACTGTTTCTTCCGCTAGCACATGGGAACAAAAGTCCATAACAATTGCTGGTGATACAAGCGGAACTTGGCTAACTACAAACGGAATTGGCATTCTACTTAGTTTTAGTCTTGGAACTGGTTCTACATTTAGTGGTACTGCTAGTGCATGGGCTGGAGCAGATTATCGTTCAGCCACAGGAGCAACATCCGTAGTCGGTACAAACGGTGCTACCTTCTACATTACTGGAGTTCAGCTTGAGGTAGGCTCTACAGCTACTAGCTTTGATTACAGACCTTACACTACAGAACTGCAGCTTTGCCAACGCTATTATGAAAATAGTGGAACGGACATTAATTCAATTTCTATGTTTAATGGAAGAACAGTATCTGGTAGCGTATATTGGGCTATTAGTCAGTTTAAAGTTGAAAAACGAGCAGCTCCAACAATAGTATTAACAAATCAAGCTAATTCTGGGTTTGGCACAACAACAGGTGTAGAAGGTAGCACAACTAAAGGATATAGAGAAGCAAGAACAGCGACTTCTACAGCAGATGCTGGGTATTATTTTTCATCTTGGACTGCGAGTATTGAATTATGATTGCATACAAATTAATAAAACCTAGTTTTGGCTCTGTAAATATTGTTGAACGCCTATCCGACAACGCTTTTATCCCGTTCGACCCTCAAAATACTGATTTTGCTAACTTCAAAAAAGAAGTTTTAGCTGGTGCAGAACTGCAAGATGCCGATGGGAATGTGATGTCGCAAGAACAGGCAACAGAATTTATTAACACTTTACAGTAATGTCTAAATATACAGATCAGTATGTTCTATATGGGTATTGGGATTACGGCTATGCTGTAGGAGATGTATTACCAACAGAGGCTAGTGCCTCTATCACAGGGATTGGCACAGTAAATGCTGTTCCTAATGCAATACGAGCTGGTAGTGCATCTATTACAGGCACAGGATCTATAAGTGGCTTAGGCATCCGTTTAAGGCTTTCTGAGGCTTCTATTACTGCTGATGCTACAGCAACTGGTGCAGGTATTCGTTTACGCTTGTCTACAGGATCAATTACAGGTAATGCAACTATTACTGGTCTTGGTGGCATTATTGCCGAAGGATTTGGAAGTATCACAGGAATTGCCACAATTGGTGGTACAGGAAATGCTGTTTTTGCTGGAAATGGAACTTTAACTGGAACTGTAACATTTACAGCTACAGGATATATATATGGAGAAGAATGGTCTGATGTTTCTACTGTAGCAAATACATGGAATACATCTACTGTTTCTAGTGATACATGGACAGATTCATCTGTTGGTTCTAATACATGGACAAATGTATCAGTAGTAGCAAATAGTTGGAACGATAAAAATATTGGAAATAACACATGGCTAAATCAGTAATTCAGTTTGAGGAGTGGTTACCAGACCAACCAGGTGTCGCTGGTGCACTACAAGAAGCATACAATGTAGTGCCACAAGCAATTGGCTATGGTACTTTGCCTAGCGCAGTAGACCTATCTGCAGCAGCAGACACAAACCTAAACAATGTGTTTGTTTCTAAATACGCAGGCACATCTACATTATTTGCTGGTAGCTTCACTAAGCTATATAAGTTTGATTCTTCTGATCTAAGTGTAGACAATGTATCTAAGTCTGGAAACTACACAGGAACTAATCGTTGGAACTTTGCTCAGTTTGGCTCATCTGTTATTGTTGCTAATGGAGTTGCCAAGTTACAGCGTTGGGATCTTGCAAGTTCTACAGCATTTGCAGACTTGGCAGCAGCAGCACCAACAGCTAGATTTGTAGCAGCAGTTCGTGATTTTGTGGTCGCAGGCAATGTAGCAGGAGAAGAATCCACAGTCTATTGGTCTGATATTAACGATGAGACAGATTGGACTCCAGCAACCACCAGTCAATCTGACAGCCAAGTATTGCCCGATGGTGGCGATGTGCGTGGTGTTACTGGTGGCGAGTTTGGCTTAGTCTTACTAGAGCGTTCTATTGTGCGTATGTCGTATGTTGGTGCGCCATTGTTCTTTCAGTTTGACACTATCGCTAAGAACATTGGATGCTATGAGTCTAACTCTGTAGTCCAGTACGGAAACCTAACATTTTTCCTATCAGATGATGGATTCTATTCTTGCGATGGTCAGATACTAAACGACATTGGATCAGAAAAGGTAAATCGCCACTTCTATACTTTTGTAGATCAATCTAAGTTAAACGAAATGAGTGCAACTGTAGATGTAATCCGTAAATTAGTCATTTGGCAATATACCGATATTTTTGCTCAAAAACGCTACATGATCTACAACTTTCAAACTAGGAAATGGTCTGAGGGAACAGCCAATACAGACTATTTAGGTAGCGCAGCAACCGCAGGAACAACCTTAGAAGGCTTGGATACCTTTGGAACAATGGATTCTATTGAGACATCGTTTGACTCTCGTTTATGGGCAGGTGGCAAGTTTGTTCTTGCCGGAGTAAAAGGTGCAAAGATTGTTACACTTACTGGACAGCCAGCCACAGGATATATCACCACAAACGACATAGGCGATGGCAATCAGTCCATGATTACTTTGGTTAAGCCCAAGATTGATACAGGCTCTGCAAGCGTTTCTATAGCCTCTAGGAATCTTTTAAACGAAGTACCTAGCTTTCCTACAGCAACCGCAGCAGATAGCGAAAATAGGATCGGTTTTAGAAATAGCGGTAATTACCACAGAGTTAAAGTATTTCCTACTGGGGCTAACTGGAAAAGTGCAGTTGGTGTAGAGATTGATATTGTTAAAACATCGGGCAGATAATGTTTCGTAGACTATCCCCTCAAGGTGGTGATCCAAGAGCAGTAGCTGAGATCGTCAATAACATTATGGATGGCAAGACCAACAATACAGGGTCTGTTACTTTAGCTACAAGTAGTGCTACTTCTACAACAATCAATGACGCTCGGATTGGTCAAGATAGTACGATTATCTTAGTGCCAAGCGATGATGTATCGGCAGCATCCTTTTTCCCTTATTTAGCGGTACAAGACGATACAGACCAAGCTGCGACAACAACAACCGCAGCCAATGTTATGTCGTTTAGCACTACAGACTATAGCCTAGGCGCAAGTCTAGTAAGTAATACGAAACTAACAGCAGGTTACTCTGGACTGTATAACATACAATTTTCTGTACAACTAACTAATACGACCAACGATGCACAAACAGTTAGTATTTGGTTTAGTAAAAACGGAACAAATGTAGCAAACAGTAATAGCGAGTTTGGTATTAAAGCTAGAAAATCAAGTGGTGCTGCTAGTCAAGCTATTGCAGCACTAAACTTCTTTATTGCATTGCAAAAAGATGATTATGTAGAGTTGTATTGGAGACCAACCGACATTGGTGTAAGCATTGAGCATTTTGCAACACAAAGCACACCAACTAGACCAGCAACACCAAGCATCATAGCCACCATGAGTTATTTATCATCGAATGGCTATACCAGTAATCTTTTTACAATGCCTTATATATCGGCAGTTCAGAATGGATCTGCAACCATTAGTCATCCGGCTAATTCAGTTTCAGGAATGACATATAAATATGTGATCGTTGGTTAAAAATAATACATTTATATTTTATAATATGTAAAATTGTGGTATGGAAAAAGTCTACATACAGCCACACGAATTACGGATGTATTGGACTTTTGTAAGAAAAGGTTTACAAACAATATTAAGCAAGTCTCCTGAGGATTGGATTCCTGAGGATGTATATGTAGATTGTTTCAACAGTAAAGCTCTTTTATGGGCTTTCAAGCAGGACAACCGATTAGTTGGTTTTTCGGTTCTGCAACCCCAAGGCGATAACCTACATATATGGTGTGCTTATTTTGAGCATAACCTTGAACCTTGTTGGCAAGCAATCCAAGAGATTGCTGTTGTTGGCGGTGCAAGAACAATAACCTTTGACTCCCATAGAAAAGGTTGGGATCAAGTAGCAAGAAAACTAGGGTTTAGCCCTAGAAAATGGATAAAGGAGCTTTAGTATGAGTGGTATCGGAAAAGCAATCGGTGGTCTATTTGGTGGATCTAGCCAACAAGGAACACAGAATATTAACCAAAGCCAAAGTGGTAGGTCTGTTACTCAACTAGACCCAATGCTACAGCCTTATGTAGAATTTGGTCTTGGTGAGGCTCGTAGACTGTATGAGACCCAAGCACCTAGTTACTTCCCTGGACAAACCTTTGTAAGTCCATCACAAACCACTTTATCGGCACTACAGAGCGCAGAACAACGAGCGATGGGGGGTAGCCCCTTATTGCGCCAAGCACAGACACAGGCACAGCGTACGGCAGGCGGTGAGTATCTACAGGGAAACCCATTCTTTCAGGGTGCTTTTGCTCCTGCTGCTCGTCAAGCTCAAGAAGCATTTGCATCCTCTATTCAAGACATAACATCTAAAGCATCATCGGCAGGTCGTTATGGTTCAGGCGCAATGGGTCGATTAGAAGGTAAGGCTGGAGACATATTTTCTCGTAACCTAACAGAGACAGCAGGAAAACTAGCATATCAAAATTATGCAGATGAAAGAGCAAGACAAGAAGCTGCAAATATGTTGTTGCCTCAACTAGCAGCACAAGATTACGCAGATATTGAGCGTTTAGCCAATGTTGGTCAAGCGCGTGAAGCCTATGACTTACAGGCTCTACAAGATCAAATCAATCGCTTTAACTACGAGCAAAACTTACCACAGGCTAAATTACAGTCTTACCTAAGTTCTATATATGGCGCACCTGCTGGTGGCATTACAGAAAGTACTGGCACATCCACTATGCAACAACCAATCTACGGAAACCCATCACAATCATTCTTAGGCAATCTAACTAGCTTAATTGGATTAGGACAAGCTACTGGGATTAATAAGAAAATTGGTGGACTTTTCGGTTAAGGATGATATGAATCTTTCATTTTTAGACAATATATTTAAGCCAATCGGTAAAGGCTTTGCTGAAGCAGATACCTTTATGAACCGAGAGATGCCTTTTAATATGTCTTGGGGATTCCCTGCTGCGTTGGTTGCTTCTTATTTTGCTCCACAGATTATGGGATCAATGGGAAGTGCTGGAGGTTCTGCTACTGGAAACTCTATGCTTGGTAGCCTTGGCTTAGAGGGTGGTGGTGCTTTTGTACCAACCGCAGGTAATAGTTTTTCCCTTTCTAGCGTAATACCAAACTCTAGTGCAGCGTTAGGTACTGGAAACGCTTTTGGAAATGTTACAGGGTCTGGTCAGGGTGGTCTTTTAGATTACTTAGGACTAGGATCAGAATCAGGTGGTCAGTTTGCTGGAGAAGGAATGTTTGATTTACCTTCTAGTGCATTTACACCAGAATACTTAGACGCTCTTGCAAAACAACAAGGTGTTTCTCAAGGAGAGCCATCGTTCTTCCAAAGACTAATGGGTAACACAGAGCAAGGTTTATACGACAATCTAAGACCACAAAAAGGATTAGATTTAGCAAGAATGGGTCAAGAAAGCAATAGACAAGCCCAATCACAGTTTGATGAAATAAACAAAATTAGAAGGCAAGAGATGAATTTGCCAAAAGCAGGAATGAAGCGTGGAGAAGCTGTAGATGCCCAAAGCGCACTACTAGCCCTATTAGCATCTAATCAACCAAAAACTAGAGTTCCTAGAATCTCTTTACTCTGAGGCAAACATGGCAACAATACCATCATACTATGAAGGTTTACTCTCACCAGAGGATATGGCTGGTTTAAGAAGCCAAGCATTAACGGCTGGTTTATTAACAGCAGGACAAGCATTAGCTCGTTCAGGCGCACCATCCTTAACGCCTGGCGGTGGCACAGGAATTGCAGACGCTGCTGCTGGTTTTTATGGTGGATACCAAGGCACGATAGATTCTGCTTTACAAAACATGATTCGTGGGCAACAGGTACAGGAAAATATACGCAAACAAAAAGATGCACAACGAATGAGAGATATGATGGCTGGAATTATGACTCCACAGCCTACTCAGATTCCAATGGCTACAGGAAAGGGCTCTCAATTAGAAATTTTGTCTCGCCCTGAATTTGGTGGAAATATGGCTGTTCCAGAGACAGCAGCAGCGTTAAGAGAAAATCTGCCAATGACTCCTCAAATTGACACAAATAGATTATTGCAAGTTATTGCAATGACAGATCCAGTTGAAGCAGCAAAACTACTGGTTCAGAAACCTACAAAATTACCTGGCAAGATTGATGAGTTTGTTACTGCTAAACAAATGGGGTTAATTCCTCAGAATATGACTCTTGAAGCATATGAAAAAATTGGCAAAACACCATTAGTTCAGGTTGGTGCTGGAGACACGGCATTGCAAAAATTAGATGCAGAGCAAATTGGATCTATGTCAGCAAAAGTTAATAGTGCAAGAGAGGCTGCAAACACAGCAGCAACAATTGAGAATTTATTAAAAGGCAAAGGCGGTGGCGAAGTTGTGAGAGTTGGTGCTAATCTTGTTCAAGCTCTTGGATTACCAAGCGAAACAGCAAGTTCAAATGCTTTAGCACAAGCATTGCAAGTAAGGGCAGCAACACAAGTTCGTGCTGCTGGTTCTGGATCAACATCTGACCTAGAATTTAAGTCATTCTTATCTGTGTTCCCATCTTTAGGAACATCTGAACAAGGTAGAACTTTAATGGCTAAAGGATTAAGAGCGTTTGCTGATCGTGATGCGTTAATTGAAAGAAAAGCAAGAGAACTATTTGGTCAAGGCAAATATAGTGCTGCTGCTATTGCTGAATACGATGCAAGTCTTGGTGCAGTATTAGATCCAAAAGTCTTTGGAAGCATTAATCAAGGAAGTGGCAACACAACAGGATCAAGAAAAGACTTTAGAACTCCATCATCACCACGATAGGAATAAAGATGGCTGAAAGTGCAAAAATTATTAGGTTAACAGATGGAACAGAGGCAATGTTTAATGTCAGAGATTCTTTAGCTGATATTGATAAAAAACTTGCTGAAAATGGATTGCAAAGAGACGCATCTATTAAACCTTATGCAGAAAGAGGAACAGTTGATTCTGCTATGGCAAAAGTAAATTTGCCTATTGTAGAAGGAGTAACTAGCGTTGTTGGATTGCCAGCTTTAGTTATGGAAGGATTCCAAAAGGGCGCAGAAAAAATCTCTCAATTAGCATTTGGTAGAACACCAGAGCAAACAGCAGTTGGCAGACCAATAGCAACAATGCCAACACCAGCTCAAATGCAAAAGGCAATTGGTGAATATGTGCCAATGGAAAGAGCAGAGAGCTTTCCTGGTCAATTGGCTCAAACAGCAGTTCGTAATATTGTTTCTGCTCCTGTTCCTGGTGCTGCAGTTCCTTCTTTGTTGGCTGCTGGTGGAGAAGAAACATTAGCATTGCCTTTTCGTGGAACTGATTTAGAGCCATATGCTCGCATGGTTGGTGGTGTAGCTGCTCCTTTGGCTACTGTTCCTATGGCAGTTAAGTCTCCATTGGAAAGAATGTATGCTGAGTCTACAAAAACAATGACACCAGAACAGGTGGCAAGAGCATCACAGTTACAAACACAATCATTTGATATGGGTATGCCTGTAACCTCATTTGAAGCTATGCAACAAGCAGCAGGTGGTAGAACAACATTGCCCTCTATTCAAAGACAAGTAGAAGGCACTCCAAGATCTGCTCCAATAATGGCTGAATTTATGGGTACGCGCGGTCAACAAACTCAACAGTCTTTAGAACAAGCGTTTCCGATGACCACTAGAGAGCAAATGGGAACGGAAGTACAAAGAGCAGCCCAAGCAGAACAACGAGCAATTCAAAAACAAATAGTAAAAGAAGGCTCTCCTGCGTTTGAAGCAATTAAAGAAAAGAAAATTCCTAAAACTTGGATGACCAATTTAGAAAACGAATCTGCTGTTATAGCAGAGGCTTCTAAAGCTGTCGATAATATTCCAGCATACCAAGATCTATTAAAAGGCTATGAGACAAACTCTATTGCTAGAATTGAGGCAATGAGACAGTTTTTAGCAGACAAGTATGATACTTTAGCTTCACAAAGTATGGGTAAGGTTACAGGCGAAATGAAAGCCTATCAAGCAGCTAGAGCCAAACTTGTAGAAAGAGCAGACCAACAAGTAAAAGACTATAAACCTGCAAGACAAAACTACGATGCTATTCGTGAAAGAATAGAAACCCCAGTAAGAGAATCTCCTATTCCTGGTATGGCAGCAACAAATGAACTTCCAAGACAATTTGGTGAGTTATTTGCTACAAAGCCTGCTGAAATTGCATTAACACCTAAAAAAGTAACAATGGCAGTTCAGGCATTAGGAAAAACAGATGCAGCTTTACCAAAAGAGTTCCTTAATCAGTATATGCGAGCATCATTAGAAAATGTACAACGAGCTGCGTCTACACAAGCCGGTACTGTTGGTGCTAGGTTTGCAGATACCATCGTTAAAAATACAACCCAAAGAGAAAACCTCAAAGCTGCATTTAAAGAAGTTTACGGAGAAAAAGGAACTCAAGCAGTAAGAGGTTTAAACACTATGCTTGATATTTTAGAGGCACAAGGTCGTAGATTGCCAGCAGGATCACCTACAGCAGAAAAAGGAATGATGGCACAAGAAAGTGTCAGCTTGTTAGGAAAAACATTTAAATCGCCAATAGGTGTATTTGGGGATTTATATCAAGGCATATTTTATGGTCGAGATTACGAAAGAATAGCAAAAGCAATTACAGACCCAAGAGGTGTTGATGCTCTAGAAAAATTAGCAAAAGCTGGCAAAGATCGCAGAAAAATTGCACTAGCAATGACAGAATTTCAGCAAATTGTTAGAGCGTTAGACGAAGAACAACAGTAAGGAAAACCATGGCAAAGACTAAGATTTCAGAATTTGATTTAACACCAGCAAATAATACCGATATAGACGGTATTAACATTGCAGAAGGTTGCGCTCCTAGTGGCATTAACAATGCTATTCGTGAGTTGATGAGTCAATTAAAAGCTCAACAAGATGGTTCTTCTGGCGATACTTTTACTCTTACTGGAACGCTAACAGC